CCAGCAACCAACTGTTTTAGGTCCAGAACTTTCAACTTATTACGGTATGCCGTATCCTAATTACCTACGTCCCTTGGATCCTTATTTGCCCATGGGATTAGCCGCACTGATGGAGGCGATGAATGCAAAAGTCACGGGGTATGGGGATTATCAATCCCTCCAAAATGCCGCGCCCAAAATTACGATCCCGACGTGACGATACTGATTTCATTCAGTACGCAGAAGGCGGGAAAGTATCAAAGGTTAATGAGGCTGGTAACTACACCAAGCCTGGCATGAGAAAGCGTTTGTTTAATTCAATCAAAGCTGCCGCTGTGCAGGGGACTGGTGCAGGCCAGTGGAGCGCCCGCAAAGCACAGCTACTCGCTAAGCGATATAAAGCTGCTGGAGGTTCCTATCGTGACTAAAAAAGTTAAGAGGTTTGCTGAAGGCGGGATAACCGGTCCCGATCAGTTGCCTATCATGCCAAGCTTAGCCAAGCCTATTAATACTTTGCCTTTTAACAAAACCGAAGTATCACCAGCACCTTCTGGCGGTAACGCCATGGAAAGCTTGAATCAAATAATGACGGGCTCTCAAGGCGTCAGCAGAGCTCTTCAAAGTATTCAAGGAGCCATAGGTGGCAATTCACCGGTTTCGGGGTATACAGAACCGGATTTTGTATATCACACACAAAATTTCAAAAAAGGCGGAAAAGTAAAGTCTGCATCAAGCCGTGGTGATGGTATAGCCAAGAGAGGTAAGACCAAGGGTCGTATGGTATGAAGTCTTCGCAGCAATCCTTGAAAGCTTGGGGGGACCAGAAATGGACTACCAAGAGTGGTAAACGATCGTCTGATACGGGAGAGCGTTATCTTCCAGAGTCAGCAATCAAATCGTTATCTCCACAGGAGTATGCTGCGACCACTAGGGCAAAGCGTGCAGGTAAGGCTAAGGGTAAGCAGTTTGTAGCGCAGCCAAAGACTATTGCCAAAAAGGTTGCACCGTTTAGGAAGGTGGGCAAATGACAACCACGGGAACGACAACATTTAATCCAAACCTGAACGAATACGTTGAGGAAGCTTATGAGCGTTGTGGACGAGAGCTACGGTCTGGTTATGACTTGCGTACAGCTCGGAGATCTCTCAACCTTTTGCTCTCAGAGTGGGCGAATCAGGGGATAAACCTGTGGACCATGGAGCAGGGGGCAATCCAGCTTTATGCCAATCAGATTACCTACCCTATTCCAATTAACACAGTAGATCTTGTTGAAACGGTTATCCGCACAGGGGAAAGTCAAAACCAGAAGGACATCAATATCAGCCGGATCTCGGTAAGCACTTACTCAACCATTCCTAATAAGCTAGCCACAGGGCGGCCTATTCAGATCTACATTGACAGGCAAGGCGGTCAAACATATGTCTTTACTGGGACGCTTGCGGCTAACATCACATCCTCTGCTACAACAATACCGATGTCTAGCCTCGCAGGGGTACCATATGCAGGATATGCAAACATTGGTTCGGAGACGGTTTATTACTACGGTACTTCAACCCAAGCCGAGAATGTGGCAACAGGTGCTTCGGCTTATGCAACGCTAGACAATGTTGTCCGTGGGCAGAACAACACAACGGCTGCAAGTCATTCATCTGGCGCAGAGGTAAGTAATACCAAGTTTCCTAATGTCACGGTATGGCCGGCCCCGGACCAGGGTTCTATCAGCAGTCCTTATTACACGTTGGTTTACTGGCGCATGAGAAGGCTGCAAGACGCTGGTAATGGTGTGAACGTTGAAGACATACCATTCAGATTCCAAGAGGCTCTGATTGCTGGATTGGCATATAAACTTTCATTGAAGGTAGATGGGGCTTTGGAGAGGATGCCAATCCTTAAAGCACAGTATGACCAGGCTTGGGAGTTGGCGTCCACGGAGGATCGTGAAAAGGCGCCAATTAGGTTTGTGCCAAGGCAGTCATTCTTAGGAACGGGCGGGTTCTAAATGCCCAATCAGTTTGCCAGTGGTAAGTGGGCCATATCGCAGTGTGATCGCTGCGGGTTCCGCTATAAGCTTAAACAGCTAAAGCCGCTGACAATCAAGACAAAAAATGTCAATATACTGGTATGTCCGACTTGCTGGGAGCCTGACCAGCCGCAATTGCAGCTAGGCATGTTTCCCGTGAATGACCCGCAGGCCGTACGGAATCCTCGTCCCGATTCCAATTCGTATTACCAGTCAGGTTACAACGGGATGCAGACGAACAACACGGTAGGAACAAGCCCGCTTTACACGGGGGTTCCATCTGAAGGAAGCCGAGTTATTGAATGGGGCTTCAACCCTGTTGGCGGTGCAAGATCATACGATTCCGGCATGACCCCTAATCACCTTGTGGGTCAAGCATTGTTGAACAGTGTCACAGCATCATAGGAGCTGACATGAAGGACGACATCAAGCAGGACAAAAAGACGGCAGCGGCTGTTGTGCATAAGCATGAGAAGGCCATGCACCCAGGCAAGCCCCTAACCAAAATGCGTAAGGGTGGACCTACATCAGAGATGATGAAGAAGATGGGTCGCAACCTTGCACGCGCACGCAACCAGGGGTAAGTTATGGCCAAGTACTCTATGAAGCAGGGCGGCAAGGAAGTCGGTCCGGCATCTGTTTACGCAGAGCCGCATACGATGACTGGCGCCAAGGTTGTTGCATCGCCTAATCCAGGCAAGCAAATGCCATACAACATGGATAAGGATTGGCAGCCCACACATGGGGTGGCCATCAATCCTAATAGCCAAGTCAAGACGACTGGTATTAAAATGCGTGGCGCAGGGGCAGCAACCAAGGGTGTTATGTGCCGGGGGCCAATGGCGTGAACTGGGGTGAGCTGAAGACAGCTATTCAGGACTATCTTGAGACGACGTTTGAGACGGCGACGCTTCAGACATTTGCTCAGCAAACTGAACAGCGCATCTTCAATACCATTCAATTCCCATCGCTTCGCAAGAACGTGACCGGGAGTTTGACCAGCGGCAATAAGTATCTTCAGTGCCCGTCAGACTTCTTGGCCGTCTATTCCATGGCGGTGATTGATACGGATGGATCGTATAAGTATCTCCTGAATAAGGATGTGAACTTCATACGTGAGTCATTTCCATCGCCCACGGATGCAGGCTTCCCGTACTGTTACGCACTATTTGGCCCAGACTATCCGACATTTCCGAAAGAGCTGACGTTCATTATTGGGCCAACACCCAATTCGGGTTACTCGGTAGAGCTTCATTACTTCTACTACCCGTCTTCCATTGGTGCAGGTAATGTGGATGCAACGACCACATGGCTGAGCGATAACTTTGACTCGGTGCTTTTATACGGCTGCTTGGTTGAAGCAAGTACATTCTTGAAGCTTGAGCCTGACTTGATGGCCAATATCAATGGCAAGTACAAAGAGGCATTAATACTAGCCAAACGACTTGGTGATGGACTGGAGCGCCAGGATGCGTACAGGACTGGCCAAGTTCGGGATAAGGTGGTGTAATGGCGATCATTCAAACCCTGACGACGAGCTTCAAGGTTGAAGTAGCGCAGGGTCTTCATAACTTCACCACGGGAACGGGCGATGTCTTTAAGCTGGCCCTATACACCGCCAACGCGGATCTCGGTGCCTCAACGACTGCTTACACGACGGCAGGTGAAGTCAGTGGAACCAATTATTCCGCTGGAGGAATTATCCTCACAAACATCACGCCAAGCTTTCAAGGAACTACTTCTTATTGGTCTTTCCAAAATGCGACATTCACAAACGTCACGTTAACGACCAATGGGGCGCTTATTTACAACTCAACTAATGGAAATCGTTCCGTTGCAGTATTAAACTTCGGGGTTAATATCACTAAAACCGCACAGGACTTGGTGATTACATTCCCGGTTAATGATGCTACCAACGCCGTTTTAAGGATTGCATGATGGAAAAAGCAAAAGCGGGTGATCAAGTTTCTAGCGGGTTAGCCGCTAAAACATCGTGGGGTGAATCGGCTGTGGCCTGCGGTAGGTACTATGCAGAGTGCCATGACAAAGATGGCAACCTGAAATGGACCGCTGAGGGTGATAACTTGGTGGTTAATGCGGGTCTACAGTATATGGCTGGCACTGCTTTGGTTAGTACAGCGCAGATCACAACGTGGTATGTTGGTCTTTATGGCGCAGCGGCAAGTAATACACCGGCAGCATCAGATACGATGGCTTCTCATGCAGGCTGGACAGAGATTGATTGCTATAGCGATGCAACAAGACCGGCTGCAACATTTGCGGCGGCAACTAATGCAAATCCTTCGGTAGTCACAAACACCTCCAACAAAGCCGTGTTTAATATTGACGCAACGGCAACGGTTGGCGGGGCGTTTCTTACAAGTAATAACACCATCCTTGGAACGACAGGCACGTTATTCTCGGCAGCAGACTTCCAATCGCCTGGGGATCGGTCGGTGGTATCGGGTGATGTGATTAGCTGCACCTATGAGTTCCGTTTAACAGCAACATGAGTGAAGGTGGCTGGGGATCAGGTGCGTGGGGATTCGGTCCTTGGGGGCGATCAGCTTATGAGCGATCTGTTCTTGAAGCCGCATCAGGCAACGATACGGTTGCTGTCCCTGGCGTTGAGTATCCGGCATCTATCATTGAAGCTGCTTCGGGTAATGACCAAGTTACCAGCAATCCTTACTTCGCAACCGACATTATTGAAAATGCAAGTGGCGCAGACTCAATCTACGGATCGGCAAATTTTGCCGGTTCTATTATTGAAACGTCATCGGGAGCAGATAGTATTGCTGGGTCGGCAAGCTTTTTTAGTTCTGTATTGGAAGGCGCACAGGGTAACGACAGTATTTCGATCAACTTGGAAATGCAGTTATCGATTCTCGAAACAGCATCTGGCGCAGATACAATCTCTGCTGTATTGTTCTGGGAGCAGATCAATACCTCTCAAACCGCTAATTGGACTGAGATAACGACATGACTGTCAACTACACAACCCTTTTGGCGCTTGGTCAGCCCGTCACGGGAACCGAGTCTGGAACTTGGGGCGACGATGTTAACAACGCCGTTACCTCATACCTTGATATTGCGATTGCCGGTACGCAAACCATCAGCACGGATGGCGATGTAACCCTAACGCTGACCCAAGGTACGAGTTCTGCAACCAATATTGGTACGACATCAGCCCAGTACATGGTGCTTAACTGCACCGGCTCACGAACGGCTATTCGTAACATCAATACGCCTAATTCATCCAAAGCTTATATTGTGATGAACAACACCACGGGCGGTTATAACGTGGTGATTCGTGGCGGCACAGGCCCAACGACTGGTATTTCTGTAGCACCCGGTAAGCAAACATGGGTAGCTTGGGATACCAATGCAGGTGACTTTAAAGAGATTGCTTCAGGTGATGTAGATGGACCGGCATCATCAACCGATAATGCGATTGCACGTTTTGACGGTACGACCGGCAAAATCATTCAAAACTCGGCAGCGACAATTGCTGACTCGACCGGCGATATCACGGCTGGTAAATACAATGGTTTGACCGTATCAACGACCACGGGTACGTTGACGATTGCCAACGGTAAGACGGCGACGATCAACAACACCATCACTTTTGCCGGTACAGATAGCACGACCATGACATTTCCTTCTACCAATGCATCGGTAGCAAGGACAGACGCAGCACAGACATTTACAGGGATTCAGACGTTTAGTAGCAACCCTGTGATGTCGTCACTGACAGTAAGTAAGCCTGTCTTTACAGATGGATCGGGCGGTCTTACATCATCAGGTACGTTATTAACGGACCAGGGTGGCACAGGTCTAACAGCCTATACCGCTGGTGATATCACTTACTACGCCAGTGGAACTAGTCTTACAAAATTAGCTATTGGTAGTGCTAGCACTGTACTGACATCAAGCGGATCGGCTCCTCAGTGGACTTCGCTTTCTGGCATTTCGGTTGGCACGGCAACTAACCTGGCTGGTGGCGCGGCTGGATCTGTACCGTATCAGACGGCATCAAGCACAACGTCATTCCTTGCAATCGGCACCGCCAATCAGGTACTGCAAGTTAATTCAGGTGCAACGGCTCCTGAGTGGGTAAGCAGTTCTGGTACGGGCAATATTGTCCGGGTAACGTCTGCTACGCTGGTGACACCGACGCTTGGCGTGGCTTCTGCAACCAGTGTAAATAAGGTTGCAATTACCGCCCCTGCGACAGGTGCGACACTGACACTGGCTGATGGATCGACGCTTGCAACTTCGGGTGCTAATAGCCTGACGTTTACGACCACTGGCGCAACGAACCTGACCTTACCTACATCAGGAACGGTAGCAACGACGAGCAATACGGTTGCATCTATTTCGTTTGGCACCACGGGCTTTACGCCAAGCACAGCAACTTCGGGTGCAGTAACAGTAGCGGGTACGTTGAGTGCAGCGAATGGTGGTACAGGGGTAGCGAATAACGCGGCCAACACGATTACCTTTACAGGTAACTACAGTCTTGGCTTAACGCTTACTGGTAACACTGGAGTTACGCTGCCAACGACCGGCACGTTGGCCACATTGGCAGGTTCGGAAACCCTGACCAACAAGACGATCAATGGTTCTAACAACACCATATCCAACATCAGCCTGACCACGGCAGTAACGGGTACGTTACCCACAGGGAATGGCGGTACAGGAAATACGGCAACGCCAACGAATGGACAGTTGCTAATTGGTAATGGATCTGGATTCAGTCTTGCTACGCTTACGGCTGGATCAAATATCACCATCACAAACAGTTCGGGTGGTATTACGATTGCTTCGACAGGTGGCGGTGGTGGAACGCCTGGCGGATCGAATACGCAAGTACAGTTCAATAACTCAGGTTCTTTTGGCGGATCAGCTAATTTCACTTGGGATGGAACGAACGTCCAGATTGGAGCGACCGGGGCATTAAGGTTTGCTGATACGGATTCATCGAACTATGTAGCCTTCAAATCCCCGGGAACGGTTTCGTCTAACGTAACGTGGACACTACCAAGTGCAGATGGCACAAGTGGTCAAGTGCTTTCAACCAATGGCTCAGGAACGCTTTCGTGGGCAACGGGCGGTGGCGGGAGTAACACAGGCGCAAATATCTTCTTAGCGAACACTTACGGAGCGTTTTAACATGGCTGTTACAGCAACCCCAATTTTTGTACAAACGCCTGATGTTGGCGCTAACAACGCCATCATTTCGACGGCGATGACTAACACTAAAGCGTTTGACGGCACAGAAACCGCAGGGACTGCATTAGCACTTATCTTTACAGCGGGTGCTAATGGAAGCCGGATAGATCAGGTGATGTGCAGGCTAGCATCAACTAACGGCGCAACTGCATCTGGAACAAGCAATGCAACGGTTGTAAGGTTTTGGATTAACAACGGTTCTGCAAACACAACCGCTGGGAATAACATCTTCTTAGGTGAGGTGGCAATTCCTGCTACGGCGGTGACGGCGTTAGCGACATCAGCTTTAACGACATATCCATTATCGCTACCAACAGGCGGACTTAATATTCCTGCTACATATCGTATTTATGCAGGACTTACAGTAGCTGCTGGCGGTACAAATATTGCGATTGCAGTGTCAGCGTTTGGTGGGGATTACTGATGAACTCATTGCAGCCTTCGGCTTTCAATCTAGCGCCTCCGCCGACGCTGCAATGGCAGCCGGTTCAGATTGCCAACTTTAATGCCATAGCAGGCAGATCGTATCCCTGCAATACAACCTCAACAGCATTTACCGTCACGCTACCTGCTAGTCCAGCGGCAGGCAATGTCATCACGCTGACAGATTATGCGGGGACGTGGGGTACGAATGCGCTGACGGTGGCAAGGAATGGAAGCAACATTAACGGGTTTGCCACAAATGCAACTTTAAGTACCAACAGGGCGTCTGTTCAACTTGTTTATGTAGACAGTACGCAAGGCTGGGTTGCTTACTCTGGGTTTGCTGC